GTGGCCGAAGGAACACCGGCCCCGGTGGCCGGTGGCGCCGCTCCGGTGGAGGAGTCTTTGCCGGTCGGGACGCTCAAGGAATGGGAAGACCTCCCGGCCTTGAAGGCGCCGAGGGTAGCAAGACGGGCCGGGTTATTACGCCGCCAACTCCTGGAGGACCGGGAGGAGGAGACCGACGATCTGGCGCCCAAAGTCCAGCGATACTTCCGCGGGTTGAGGAACCGGGTGGACGGGATACTGGGCCGGTACATGGAGCGCGGCGCCGGGGAATCAAAGGAATTCCCCTTCGACGCCGATATGCTAATGCCGACCGGGGAGATTCCCAACCTGACCGCAATCGTCGAAATGGCAATGCTCCGAATGAGTAAAAAGACTGTGGCGGCAATTAACGCCAACGGCCTGGCCGGTACATTGGAGTGGTCGGAAAAATTGCCGTTCGTTCAGGCGGTGCTAGTTCAGGCGCCGGCCAGAGCGACGATGATTCACAGGACGACTAACCTCATTCTGCGCCGAGCGGTCGGGACGGCATTGGAAAGCGGCTACTCCATTGAGCAATTGGCGCGAGGCGTCCCGGCCGATAAGTTCCCGGGTCTCCGGGCTATCCTGGGCGAGACCGAGAAGCGGGCCAGGACGATAGCCCGAACCGAGATTATGAGGACGCAAAATCAGACGAGCGTCGGATTTTTCAAGGAGCAGGGATTTGAATATGTCCGCGCCGACGATATAGATGGCGATGCCAGCGATACATACATCGACCCGGGCGACCCGTATGGGCGTACGTGCGCCGAGCGTCATAACCAGATATATACCGTGGAGCAAGCCCAGGACATCGACGACCATCCCAACGGGACACTGAACTGGCAACCGATGCCCCGGAATTACAAGCCGGAGGAGACCATAGCATGATCAGCAAGTTTGCCCTCTCGGACGCCAAAGTGCTGGACGACCGCCAGGGAATTGTGGAGGCGTACGTCAACACAATGGGGATCAGGGATGCCGACGGCGACATTATCGACCCGAGAGCTTTCGACGATAGCATCCGGGAAAACCTCCCCATCCCGGTCCTGGCCGGTCACGACCAATCAAACCTGGTGGGAAAGGTCATATTCGCCCAGCCTGAGAAAACCGGCAATGGGGACGAGCATCGACTGTATACCCGAATGCAAATGAACCTCGATACTCAGGCCGGCCAGGAAGCTTACTCCAACATCGCCGGGGAATATATCCGGGAGTGGTCTGTGGGCTTTAATCTTCCCCTCGGGGATGCGGTGGTTTATGACCGGGCCGGCAAGGAAACCACGCGCAGGATACTGAATCTAGACTGGGTCGAGGTCTCCGCGGTGATTCGTGGCGCCTCGCCTTCAACCTCTACCATTGCGGCTAAAACTCTCAAGATGCCGGATACCTACTCCACCAGGGAGGAAGCCGAGGCCAGGGCCGAGGAGCTTGGATGCTCCGGTGCGCATTCGATGACGGTCGAAGGGGAAGACGTTTTTATGCCCTGCCGGACTCACGCCCGGTATGAGGTGGTGGTCGAATACTCGGCCCCGGCGCCGGTGGTCAAGCCCTATCCGAACTCCCACGCTTGCCGGATTATGGACCCGGACGGCTTCGACCAATTCCGGACCTCCTCCGAGACCATCGAGGACGGGGACTTTGACGGCAAGTCGGTTCAGATACTTTTCGGGCACCACGAAGAAACCGGGGCCTGGTCACTTACGGCTTACCGGATGCCCGCCGATGAGTGGAGCGAGGCCCAGGCTCGGGCCTTTTGCCGCGCCCACGACGGCATCCTCTTTGAGCCAGCCACTGGCGAATCCCAGTCAGACGATCCGGTTGACGCCGCCTCCGACATGGACACGGCCAGCCAACGGTTGCGCCTTTCTCGGATGCGCCTGGAATTACAGTTAAACCAACATATAGGAGATTGATATGGAAACCAAGGAACTTAGGGCCTCCGCCAGTGCATTGCTGGACCAGGCCCAATCAGCTATTGACCAGGGGGAAATGGAGACATTTAAAAGACTAGCGGACGAGGCCCAGGCCACTATGGTCAGGGCCGACGAGATCGACGCCGCCGCCTCCCAGGTCCGGAAGCTCCGCGGGGAATTCAACCAGCCGCTCAACGCGATCCCGGTCGCGTCCAACGATGTCGCAATTCATAACGCGATGGATAACACCGCCAGAATTAAGGGTGACTACAAGCCGGCGTCATGGGTTAAAGGTCTGCCCGCAATGGCTCAACCGTTGTGGGTTCAGGAGTTGTGCGGGGAAAACGTCAAAGACGACGCCAGATTTATGTCCGATACGTTCGTCAAGTGGCTCAGGTCACCATCGGATGATATGTTCTGGAAGACCGCCAGCCCGGACGAAGTCAAGGCCATGCAAGAAGATACGGATGCCGAGGGCGGTTTCTTCGTACCGGAGCAATTCATTAACCAGGTCGTGCACGACACAGGCGTTCCAGGCTCACAACTTCGGCCCCTTTGTAGCGTTATCCGGGTCGCATCCAAGGACGGGTATCTCCCGACAATGGCAAGCGCGACCTGGGCGGCAATAGCAGAGGAAGCAGCGCCGACCGAGTCCACGCCGGTGGTGGGCCAGGTAACATTCTCCATCGAGAAGTCCGGCGGTCTGGTCAAGGTCAGCCGGGAACTTTTGGACGACTCAGCCATCAACCTCCCGGCCTTGCTCTCACAGATATTCCAGGAGGCCGCGGGGCAGTTCGAGGATGTTGGAATTATCAGCGGGAATGGAACGACGCAGTATTCCGGGGTGCTTTCTGATGGCGATGTGGCGTTCTACACGATGGCCAATGCCACAAGCGTGGTCGGGGCAGATTTGATTGGGACTTATTATGCCCTCAACGCCCAGCACCGGGCCAACGCCAGTTGGGTGATGAAGTCCGCCATCGCGGCGCTGATTAACTCAATCGCTATAACCGCCGCCGGGGTGCATTCCATCCCAAGCCTGACCGCCGCGCCGGCAGACTTCATCCTCGGCAAGCGGAACGTCTTGACCGATGTGACGTCTGGCTTGGGTGGCACCATCACCTCAACTGAGAAAATCGGCATCTTCGGCGATTTCAAACAATACTATATTTTCGACCGGGTGGGATTCACCATCCGAAGGAATGACAGTCTATACATGGGCAATGACCAGGTTGGTTTCTTCGCCACCCGCAGGGGCGACGGTCAAGTCGGCCTCGCCGCCGCCTTCAAGATTCCGAGAGCCGCCTAATCTACAGAGAGCGGGGCTTCGGCCCCGCTCCCAACCAAGGAGGACAAGATGCCAAAAGCGATATGCGTACAAAACTTTTCTTCCGGGGGAGGGGAAGCCTACGAGGCCGGCGTGGAGTACGATGTTCCGGCGGCGACCCTCAAGGCCAATCCCGCATATTTCAAGCAAGCCAGTCGAGCAGCGAATAAGATGGCCGAGACCACTGAGAACAAATCTTAGTGGCGACTCGGCACACATACGCCACCGCGGACGACCTCCGGGATTACCTGGCGGGGACGTCCTTTTCCTCCGGTTGGACGAGCGACGCCGGGAGTATTCGCCGCATCCTGGAGGCATCGTCCCGGCGTATCGATAACTACTGCGAGGGCGGGACCTTTGGGCCACTGACCGAAACCCGGCTTTATGATATCGGGTCCGGGTCGTTGGTCCAGTCGCCGCAGTACGCCGTTCTGGCCGGAATAGATGACATAGCAACCACGGTTGCCCTGGCGAACGTCCTCCCGCTGGACGGCTGGCTGATTTCCACCACGACGGTGACGGCCTACGATGACACCGACCGCGGGGCCAGCACAGTATTGACCGAGGGATACGCCAACGATTTCTTCCTCATGCCTTATAACGTCAGCCCGAAAACTATTTTCAAACTGAACGAGGACACTTCAAATACCCTGGACGCCGGCCAGCAGACCTTGAGCATCCTGGGAAGCTGGGGCTATACCGCCGACACATTATCAGTTACCACCGCGGACGCGATAACCTCCACCACCGCGACCTCCATTAGCGTGACCAGCGCTGCCGACCTGGGGCCGGCCCAAACCGTCCTGGTCGATTCGGAGCAGCTTTACATAACCGCCATCAGCGGGAATACCCTCACCGTCCAGCGGGGAGTCTGTGGAACGACCGCGGCCACTCATTCCGGGGGCGCCGCTCTGACCCGGTTCGATTACCCGGAGCTGGTGGTCCAGGCTTGCCTCGACATCGCCAAGCTGACATTCCGCAACCGAGATCTGGGGTCGGTGTCTACCATTGGCGGCGGGGAGATGTCCATCACGGTGGCCGAGAGTGAGATCCGGTCGGTCCTCCAGACTCTGGACGATTACCGTATCAGCGGGACCTCCAACGGGGTGATTTTCTAATGGCCGAGCCGTTCAGCCTCCACTTTGAGGTCCGCGGCCCGATCTTTGACGGGACCGCTCTCAAGGTAATGCAAGGAATCGTTAACCGTGGGTTGATGGATATCGCCATTCTAGAAGGGGCGAACAAAGTTAAGGACCAACTTTATGGCCCTCCAGCATCCCAGTACTGGAAGTCCTCACCAAGCGAGCGCCACGGGGCGAAGTCGCGAGACCTCAAGAGGCGGATCGGGGTGAAACTGATCGAGGATAATCTGGCGGTATTTGATGCCGGCAAATACTCCCACGGCGAGAGCATCCATTACGCGGAGAAAATCGAGGCCCGATACCATATGTTTGCCAAGGCCAGCCAGGCTATCAAAGCTAATCAGGCGGCACTTCAAAATAAGTACATCGGCGACGCCGTGGTCGAGGCGTTCCGGTGAGCCGAGCGGGAGCATTGGACCGGATAGACGTGTTGCTATCCACTATTACCGACCCGGCTTTTACCGCCGTAATCCGGGCCGAGCCTCTGGCGTTGTCCGGAACTCCGGTCTTGGCCTACTGGGTCCAGGCTCGGACCAACGGCTGGCAGACCCTCGGAGATATCGGGTCAACTACAACTATTATGGTCCGGGCTTATTTCCGGCTTCAGGCATCTGTGGACGTTCGGGAGAGTATCGAACTGGAGCTTTGGGACGCAATGGTTGAGGTGGACACCAAGCTCAGGTCCGACGCAAACCTCGCCGATAATTGCACCGACTCCACGGTTGGAGCGGCTACCGTCTCCACGATAGACCTCGGCGGGAGCCTATACCGAGCGGCGACAATTCCCTTCAGCATCCAAATATACGAGGAAGTGACCATTACTCCATAGGGGGAAGATATGGCAAAGAAATCAGGACTCGGTCAGCAGATATTTGTCCACGGTTACGACCTGAGCGGAGACGTTGCGGCTATTGATAACGCCAGCTCGCCTCGGGATTTGTTGGATGTGACAGCCATTAACGCCTCGGCTCACGAGCGGGTAATGGGATTATCTGATGGGAATTTAGCGGTCACATCCTGGTTCAACGATTCTGCCGAGCAGGAACACGCGGCCTTTTCAGGATTGCCGACCACTGACCGGATTCTGACCTGGGCGTTCGGAGCGACCCGCGGAGATGTTGCCGCTTGTCTGGTCGCTAAACAGGTTAACTACGACGGGAGCCGATCCACGGATGGGTCGCTCTCGTTCTCCATTGATTCTCAGGCCAACGGGGTAGCTCTTGATTGGTGCAATACTCTCACCACGGGAAAGGAAACCCACTCTTCGGCGGGATCATCGACTTCACGGGACGACGGCGCCGGGACCACCGCCGGCATGGTGGCCTATCTGGAGATAATCGATTGCGACTCAGGGACGCCGACCGTCTCCATCCAGGAGTCCAGCGATAACGGATCCAGCGACGCGTGGGTAAATGTCCTCACCTTTTCCACCGTCGGCTATGCCTCTGCGCCGACGGCAGAGCGGGTTACCAGCGCAGGAACAGTGGAGCGGTATCTAAGAGTCACCACCACCGGAACATTTTCGAATTTGGACTTTTGCGTTGCGACGCGCAGAGGAACGGCCCAGGACGATGTCAACCTTAACGCGTGATGTGTTTATTCGGTCGTCATTGGTGGCGGATTCTCCCTAACAATTGGGGCGTCCGGATTTGCCGGATTTGCCGGACCCGGGAGCAAGCCCTATACCACCCAGAAACGGGGATCCAGTGGGTCCGACTGTGATATCGAAACTTAGGCCACAGATTCTAGTGGCGATTTTATGCGCCACGACCTTCAGTATGTTTGCGGCGTGGATTGGTTGGAGAATGGATGCGATAGAAGTCCTGACAGGGATAATCGGCGGCTTATTCGGATTTCTCGGCGGCGTCTCGCTTAAGGTCCTGGAGAACGAGTGAAGCCGCTCCAGCTTGGATTGAGCCTAATTCCGGTGGCGGTTATCGTTATCGGTTTGATCGGATGGGTTGTGACTTTGAGGGGAAACCTGGACGCGGCGATTGCCAGCATAGGGGAATTGTACGAATCCCAATATGACCTGGTTGACCGGGTCCAGGCCCTCGCCCTGGAGTCCGAGGAATCTCTGATAAAGGTTGAGGAATACGGGCCGGCCATCGAGTCTATTCGGGACCGGGGGGCCGAGGAGGCCGACAGGATTGCGGACGTGGTAACCCGTCAAGCCGTGGTGGAAAACGAGATGCGCCAGATAATGTCAGACCATGCAGGATTTGCCGACGTACTGCGTGAGCTTGGGGAGGCCGGGTATATTACCGAGCGCCGCCAGTATGGAGAGTACGGGAAATGAGGAGACCACTCCCAAACCCTTCCCCCCGTGTGGACCACTGGAGGATCCACCGGCCACCGAGCCGCAGCTATTGGAGGGAAGCAAGCTGCGCCGAGGTGGATTGTCTAAATTACAATCACGGCTGGAGGACTATTATCCCGGCGAATGACATCGACAATATCACCTGGATCCGTAAATCAGGAATGGGCGTTAGAGAGGAGCCAGGAGATGGTTTGATCACGTTTCATTTTCTACCCGGTCAGGAGTGTTTTGATGGGCGACTGGGCCGGCATAAAATCGCATTAGACCGAGACCCGCTTATGAGCGTAAACAGACACATCATGGAGCCGCTGGAGTACATGGACCACTGGAATGATTATCACTATAGGAGGCGAGTTTAGATGGCAAAAGAATCAGGTCTTGGAATGTCCGTAGCAATCGACGATTCGGGCGGGACTGCCCGGACCATATCAAATGATATAACCTCGATGGACTGGGCCACACCGAGGGAGGAGCAAGACACCACCGGCCTGGATAAGTCAGCCCGGGAGCGGCTGCAAACGCTGGCGGATTTCACAGTTTCTAACAGCGGCGTATTTAATGATGCGTCCAACATGAGCCACGACGTCTTCAAGACGGTGCCATCCTCAAGCGTGGCAAGAACCACAACTATTACGATTTCCGGACAGGTGCTGGCGGGGGAACTTTTCTACAGCGATTACGCCCTCAGCCGGTCATCCTCCGGGGAACTGACCTGGTCCGCCCCGGGTGCATTGTCCGGAGGCGCCGTTCCGACGTGGGCCTAATGGTAGCCACTAACGGGACAAAGCCGCGATTTCGTATCCCTGAGAAAACCGCCCATATGACATTTGAGGGGACAGACTATGACGGGTGTGAGGTCAGGGTCTTATTGAGTGTCACCTTTGCCCAGTTTATCGCGCTACGGGAATCCGCTCAGGGGGAGGACCAGGAAAGCATGGCCCGATTATTCGGGGATAACGTGTTGATGGACTGGAACATCGAGGACGCCGAAGGGAACCCAATCCCCGCGAATGGCGAGGGGATGATGGCCATCCCATTGCAGCTAACAAATCTGGTCGTCCAGTATTGGGTCCAGACGGTGGCGGGAGTGCCGGCCCCTTTAGTCGAGACATCCGGAGATTTAAGCACGTTGGCGGCGGCATCGACCGTGAGGGGAGAAGGATAACAAAACCGTGGCAGCTAGAAGAGGCCGAGCTTATCGACGGCCTTTGCCAAAGATATAGCTGTCTGCCGTCTCAATTGTTAGCGGAGGATGCGACCATCCTCCGGATGGTGGCAATAATCCAGGAGGGTCAACCAGAGGATGCCCGGGAATGATGTAGAAATCAAAATCACCGCCGACACCTCGGGGGCTGAGGCGGGGGTTGGAAAGGTCAAGTCTGGCTTTCAGGGGATGAAGGATTCCCTGGTCAAAAACCAGAGGGCCATCGGTATCGGTATCACGGCGCTGGGCGTCGGCATGGAGGCGCTTGCCCAAAAACAGGCGCCGTTGACCGAGCAGACCCGCAAGCTGGGCAACGCCACCGGCATGAGTGAGGAGTCAATCCGGGGAATGGCGACGAGCCTTTCCAACGCCACTTTTCCACTGGAGTCAGCCCTGGAGTTGATGACCCAGGGAGCGACGCAAGGCTTGGAGAGCGCCGACGCCCTCAAAGAATATGCCACATTCTGGGACATGGTCGGCGACGCCACAGGATTGGGAGCGGAGGAATTAGCCAAGAGCGGCGCGGCGCTCAAGTCTGTGGGGATTGCCGCCGGCAGCGAGAAAGAATTGCTCGGCGCCTTTGGTTTGATAACCCGGGAGACTTCCGGAGACGTTGGCGAGTTTCTTAAATTTATCGAGCGGCTGGCCCCAGAGATGGGCGAGATGGGGTTATCGGTCGATGATGCCGCGGTCGCGATGGCGGCAATGGAGAGTCAAGGGCTAAAATCTCGGGCGGCAATGCAGGAATTCCGCGGCGCGATTGCTGAATTAAGCTCTGAGCAAGAAGCCCTCGGCGGCGTTATAGGTGACGCCAGCGATGACCTGGCCGACCTGGCCGACAAATACAACGACGGCAAAATCAGCGAGGAGGAATTTGCCAAAGGAACCGCCGAGGCGAACAAGACGATCCAGGCGGCAGAGAAAGCCCTTGAGAAATTAAAGGCCGGCGGGCTTGCGCCCATCCTGGACCAGCTAGGACTTAACAGCGAGAAAACGGCAGAATATCGGGACCGGCTCCAGGAGTTAGATGTGGTCATGGGCGAGGAGGCGGATGCACTGGCCTCTACCAAGACCGCCATGGATCGTCTGAAATCGTCCATGTCTGATCTGATATTTGAGAACGGGGCATTAGTGGAAAAGGCGTCGATGCTGGCGCCGATATTTATGGCGGCAGGGCCAATAGTCGCGGGGTTCTCCGGCATCATGGGAATACTGACGCCGGTACTCCACGGGGCGAAACTGGCTTTCATCGGACTCAATTTGAGCATGGGCGTCGTCACATTGGCGGTCCTCGGAATCGCCGCCGCGATCGCGCTGGGGATTGTAATTTGGAAGAACTTTGACACGATAATCCAGTTTTTCAAGGATAGCTGGAGCAAATTGGTATCAGCGCTGCCGTTAATCCTCGGGCCTATTGGTCTGATCGTTCTGGCGGTCGTAAAATTGGGGGAGCATTGGGACGAGATCTGGAACGCCATCATAGCGACCTGGGACATAGTATCCGAGGCACTGATCACCGGGTTTACGACAGTTCGGGACACCATGATCAATACCCTCAAGGTCAGCCTTGATATCCTCAAGACCACCTGGGAGATAGTGTTCAAATTTATCAAGGACACTGTCAAGAAGGTATTTGATAAAATCACCGAAATCTATCATTCCAAGCTGGGCTGGCTCCTCCCCGCCGGCCCACTGATTAAAGCCATTTTGTTCATCAAGAAAAATTGGGACGAGGTCTGGGAGAGTGTTAAATCCACTTTTACGACCGTGACCACTTTCTTGGTAACGACTTTTGAGACGGTTAAGGGTAAAATCCTGGGCATCTGGACCGGCATCTCGGACGGCATCAAGGCATCGGTCAATGTCATAATTAAAGTTATTAACGGGTTTATTAACGGAATCAACAAACTGGAAATCAAGTTTCCTTCGTGGGACCCGATTATTGTTGCCGGAAAAACCGTGATTCCGGGCTTCGCTGGGATGTCGCTGGGGTTCCCGAATATCAGGCCCATCCCTGAGCTGGCGGCGGGCGGCATAGTCAGCCGGCCCACGCTGGCGATGCTGGGAGAGCAAGGGCCGGAGGCGGTGGTGCCGTTGGGCCGGGGAGGAATGGGAATTACGGTCAATATAACGATAGCTGGGGACGTTCTGGGCATGGACGATTTCGAGCAAAAGGTCACGTCTGTGGTAAGAGATGCGGTCCTGGGCGGCGGCTTCCAGGGCGTCCTCGCGAGGGCATAAATGGCGAACGAGCTAAAACACGGGGACCAAGGCGACACCTTAACCAAAGCCGAATTTGAGGGGATCGGGTTGCACGTCCTCGAATCTCAGGCCACCGGGGATATTGTCTATGCCAGCTCCAGCTCTCAATTGCGGCGGCTCGGGGTCGGCTCAACTAATGACATTCTGCGGATTACTGGGGGCCTCCCCGACTGGCAAGCGACCTCCTTCATCACATCGCTGGGAACTATCACAACGGGAGTCTGGCAGGGAACAGATGTGGGGGTTGCATACGGCGGGACCGGGGTCTCTACCCTGACCGACGGCGGGGTACTGCTAGGGTCGGGCGCCTCAGCAATCACGGCCATGGCGGTCCTTACCGACGGCCAGATGATTGTTGGGGACGGGTCGGGCGATCCCGTGGCCGAGTCCGGGGCTACTCTGAGGACCTCCATTGGCGTCGGCACCGGCGACACATTATCTTTAACGGGGCTGACCCTCAGCACAGACCTGACCGTGGCAAATGGCGGGACTGGGGTCTCAACCTTTACTGATGGCGGTGTGCTGCTGGGGTCGGGGTCTGGAGCAATCACTGCTATGGCGGTACTGACCGATGGCCAGATGATTGTCGGAGATGGGACAGGGGACCCGGTCGCTGAATCCGGGGCTACCCTACGGACCAGTATCGGCGTCGGCACCGGCGATACACTATCTTTAACGGGGCTGACCCTCAGCACAGACCTGACCGTGGCAAATGGCGGGACAGGGGCCAGCACTTTTACCGCCAACGGGGTGCTGGTCGGCAACGGAGGCAGCGCAATCGGTGCCGTTGATATGTCCACCAAGGGCCACATCCTGATCGGTGACGGCTCGGGGAATCCTCAGATGCTGGCGGTGGGCAGCAATGATCAGGTCCTGACAGCGGACTCAGGGGAGACCACCGGCGTGAAATGGGCAGCGGCTGGAGGAGGTGGAGGAGTAACATTAAGCGGCTCAACCAATAATACCGTTGTGACGGTGACGGGATCCAACGCAATATTGGGCGAGGCTAATTTAACATTTGATGGTACTAATCTATCTATAGCGGACGGGAATTTAATACTCTCAACGGCCGGGAAGGGGATTGATTTCTCGGCTACTGCCGGAACAAGCGCGACTGGCGCCGCTACGGTCAGCGAGCTTTTGGACGACTATGAGGAAGGGACCTGGACGCCGAGGATCACCGATACTGATGACAACACCGGATGGACCGGAGACATAAAAAATGGGGTCTACACTAAAATAGGGAATATTATACTATTTAGGTTTAACATACGCTCCACAAGCATGGGAGGTTTGACCACCAGCAACACCGCATTTATTGAGGGGTTACCTTTCGCGTCATCCGCGGGCGAGCATTTTGTGGACTTTTGCTATGGTGTAAATCTAGCAATTGCGGCGGGCAATAATATCGGCGGCTATGTAGACGCGAGTGACGTGAGGATCACGCTGGCTTTGTGGGATGCAACTGGGGGATCGACAACCATGTTATTAAGCGAGATATCCGCCAATGGATCATTGACGGGCGGGGGATTCTATCATGTATAAAGGGGGCGCAATGCTGGTTGAGGATAATGTTATAGATAGCATCGACGTGTTACTGGATGGCCAGATACAGGTAAGACAGGCCAACCGGGTCTTCCGTGATGGTGTGGAAATATCCAAAGCCTTCCATCGTCATGTAGTCAAACCTGGTGACGATCTGGCTTTGGAGGACCCTCGGGTGGCTGCTATTGGGGAGGTGGTCCATACCTCCGAGATAATCGAGGCGTTCAGGGCTAAGCGTGTCAAGCCTTAATGGGTTAGCTGGGCAACTCCTCGGGCAAAATGTCACCCGGTTACTGGAGGAATTACAGCTCGTTGTGGAGAATCTGGAGAATCACCGGAGAGTCCTGGAAATGCTCAAAAGTCAGGAAATCAGCCTGGACCAGGTCCAGTTATTAGATGGAGGGGTGATACGCATTGACGCAACAATGTAATAGTTGTGTCCAGGCGGCAATTGGTTATTTTCGGATAAGTCTGGAGGCACACGTCTGGCTATGCCTGGACTGTTATCAGCAGATATTCGGTGAGAGCCAGAACGTTATAAAATTGGCCGAGTGGGTTGAGAAGGAATGAGCGTGGCAACGTATCGGCTAGAGGTGGATTGGGATAATAGCGGCAGTTTTGATGATGTGGCGTTTCCTCTGACGTTTCCGGTGACCTGGGCTGGCCAGGTATCCCCGGACCGAATCCGGTCGATAAGCTGTGGGTTTGGGCGGGACCGAGCATCCCAGTTAACGGGGAAATCAAAGGCGGGAACGTTAAAGGCGCTCCTGGACAATCGCTCCGGGGATTACTCCTCATTTAACACATCCTCGCCATTGTATGGCAAGGTGCTCCCAGGTCGTCCGGTCCGATTATTGGCGACCTCGGACGCCCAGAGTAAAGTAGTTATATGGCAGGGATACCTATCGAAAATCACGCCCATGGCCCACACCGGAGGAGACTCGACCGCACTGCTAGAAGCGCATGGGCCGCTAAAGCAGGTCAACCTCGATAAGATCCAAGTGGAGATGGTCACAGACCAGAGGACCGACCAGGTAATTGACGACATTCTGGACGCCGCCGGCTGGGGGTCCGGGTCTGATTACCGGAGTCTGGACGAGGGCCAGACTACCATCTCCCGTTACTGGGCCGATGGGACATTTACGGTCCCGGCGCTTTTTGAGGTCGCATCCACCGAAGGCGGGTTTATCCGGGAGGGGAAGGCCGGGCAGATTATTTTCGACGACCGGCACCACCGACTGAGCGGAGCGGCGCTAGTCTCTCAGGCCACATTCTCGGACGCCGACGGCGCCTCCCTCCCCTATACCGGCATCGTTCAAGACGACTATTTACCGCATATATTTAATATTTTTTCGACTGAGATTCACGGCTATACCACCGGCAGCGTAGCGGTCCTGTGGACATTATCGGAGACCGGGGCCAGCTCGCCTTCCATTTCCCCCGGCGTGGCCCGGACATTTATTGCCCGATACCCGACCTCGGTCTCGGCGAATGATGCTATGGGAGTTGGGACCTGGACGACCACCGCTGCTACCACGGACATGATCGCCAATAGCGCCGCCGATGGGTCGGCGGATAATTTGACCTCGGACATCGGGATTGCGGTCAGTAAATCCTCGGAGACGATGGAGATCACCCTGACCAATAACGGGAGCGTTACCGCATACATCACCAAGCTCCAGGCCCGGGGAACGGGGATCACCGCGGACGACCCGGCCACCATCAAGGAGGAGGACGCGACATCGCAGACCGCGTTCGGGAAGAGGACCTGGCCGAGCCGGACGAAATATATCCCGGACACAGCTGAGGCGTTGAACTGGGCGAGGTTTAACCTGGGAATCTACAAAGACCCGACGCCGACCTTGAAGTTAACATATATCGCGAACCGTGACCAAACCTCCCTGGACGAGATGATAACACGGGACGTCTCGGACCGAATCACGGTTGTGGCAAACAATAACGCCAACCTGGGCCTCAGTGGCGGGTTTTTCGTCGAGGCGATTTCCCACAAAATCAGCGCCGACCGGACCCATCAGGTCCAATACCTGATCAGCGACGCGGTGCAATTCTCCGACTTCTGGGTCCTCGATACCTCAGCCCTCGGGACCTCAACCAGGCTGGCGTACTGATGGACGATTGTATTGTCCAGCACCAGCACCTCCAGGCCGAGCCGTATCTGGTGATGGTCCAGAGGATATATGTGGGGATGGGATTCGGACCATTACCTGAGCCGACCGCCCGGCAGACCTCGGGGGAGGTCTCGGCCCGAATCAATCATGGCCGGTGGATAGTAGACTGCGTCGGCTGCAATAGCGCGATGATCATCGACCTGGCCGAGCTGATCTATATGTGCCCGGAGTGCGGGAATAGTCACAACGACGGGAAGTGGATCAAAGTCCTCCTCCCCGCCGACCGCAAAGCCATCGAAAACGAGTTGCTAAAAAGGCC